TGGAAAGCGTTTCTCTAAGCTCGCCAAGGAGCTTGCCGCCAAGGGTGCTGAAGATCCGAAGGCACTCGCCGCCTACATCGGGCGGAAGAAGTTCGGAAAGAAGAAGTTTCAGCAGCTCGCCGCAAAAGGCGCAGCGCGCGCGGCTAAGTAGCCGACTAAGATTTCGTTCCTAACTCCTCGCTTCGCCGAGCGTTATCGCGCGTAATGGAAAGAAGGAACCGTGTCCCGCATTCAACATACACCGACGACTGTCGAAACTCCGGTTACTCCAATGATTGAGCCTCCTGTTCAAACACAGCCAGAAGCGCCCGCGGTTCCTGCGGTCAGCGCCGAGGTGCGTTTGACGAGCACTCAATTGAAGGAACGTCTTGACGAAACTCGTGCCGCCGCTGAACGCCGCGTGCTAGCCGAGCTTGGTTTCGACGATCTTGGGAAAGCGAAAGAGTCGCTGGCGAAAGCCGCACCTCGCACGGACGATAAGTGGTCGCAGCTAGAATCTACCGCCGCGCAGCAAGCTACAAAACTTGCTGAGATGGAACTGCTACTTGCAGCAGTCACCAACGAACGGGCGACGAACACTCTTTCAAGCTTGCCTGAACAGGCACGCAAGGCAATTGAAGACGCGACGGACGACGCCGAGGAGCGCATCGCGCTAGCTCAAGTATTCGCCGCCGCTGGTGTACTCAATCAGCCTTCAGTATTGCCTGTTGTGCAGCAGCCTGTTGTTTCGACGGCACCGCCGCGTTCAGCACCGGCAGATGCGAGTGCGACTCCTCCTAATCGAAAACAGGAGTATGATCGCTTGAAGAAAGAAAATCCTGTCGCAGCCGCACACTATCTTAAAGCGTTCGGCCGCGATATTTTCCCCGGCTGATGAGCATTCGGGGAACCCCCAATCTGTAGCAACTCAAACTAAGGACACACAAAATGGCGGTTTCCCGCGTAACTCTTCCCGAAGAGTTTTTCGATATCACGTCGGCCGAACTCCTCGTTCAGCCTGAGCCCCAGTACGCTTATGCGAACCTGATGCTGTCCGCGCTCGCCGCGGATCTCAACGTGCCTGATGCGTTGGGTCTTCAGCTTCCGGGTCGTCCGGTGGGCGGCGTCGGCGCTCCGTACAAGACTGCGGAAGAGGATCGTCTTGAGCTTGCCAAGGCGCTTCCGACCGAAATCTTCGCGACCAAGGTCGACTTCAGCGGTGGCCCCGGCCACACCATGAGGTTCAACCGACCGAAGTTCGTGAACTCGACCTACACCGAGGCGTCGCGCGTCATCGGTACGGCTTCGTCGATTTCGACGACTCCGATTGAGGTGGCGAGCGAGCAGGTGCCGCTGACGATCAAGCGTTACGCTGGTCCCTACGGTGCCGCTGCCGTGCAGCCCTACGCCATCGACGCATTCGACGCGCAGATGGGCGTTCACAATCTCGCGAAGCTCGTCGGCACGCACCTGAAGCGCGATTTCCATCGCTGGTGTGACAGCGTTTGGGTTTCGCTCTTCGACCAGGCGTCGAGCGCGATTTATCCGAACGGCTTCGCCGTCGACAACGACATCACGATGAAGGGGCAGGCTCCGCTCTCCTACGAGCAGATCAGCCGCGTCAGCCGCGCTCAGGACGAGGCGAACTTGCCCACGTTCTCGAACGGTAAGCGCCTCCTCGTCGTCTCGCCGACCGGCAAGAAGCAACTGAAGGATGATCCCCAGTTTGCTCGCTACGCCGAGTTCCATAAGGAGATGAATCCCCTCTTCCCAGGGTACTTTGCCTCCTTGCCGGAATACGAGCTTGCGGTCAGCACCACGCTCTCGCAGGTCTCGAACGCCAGCAGCGTCAAGGTCCATCGCGCGCACGCAATCGCGCCGGGTCTCGGTCTGCTTGGTATGGGCGCACCGCCCGCGATCATGCCCGCGTCGGATGACAACTACGGTCAGCAGGCGAAGGTGATCTGGCTCGCGTTCCTCGCGTTCGGCCTCGCCGACAACCGTTTCTGTACGACCGTTCGTTACTCGGAGGACAACGCCTGATGAGCTTCCCGGCGCGTTTCTTTAAGGGCGCTGCCGCGACTGGTACGTTTGACACCATCGCGGCTGGCAACAGTGTCGGCGGCACTGTGTATCCGACCAACGAGATTGCACTCAACACGCTCTCGTGTCTCTACACCGTTCTTGCTGAGACCAACACCATCACTCTCGCTTGCCATTGGCAGGTGAGCCACGACAACTCGACTTGGTACGACATCAAGCCGAGCAACGGCGCGGCTTACGTGACCATCGCGACCGGCACGGGCGGCGCGGATTCGCCCGTCACCGTGGCTCTCGAAGCGCCCAAGGGCGTTCTCGGATGGGAGTACGTTCGTCCCGCCGTCAAGGTGGGCGTGACCACTGGCGCGGCAGTCGACACTTACTCGATGTCGGTCTGTTTCCGCAAGTTCAACGGCTTCGGCTGAGAGGTTGATCGTGGCCCTTCTCGATTCTGAAATCGCAAGGTGTAAGTACGAGTTGGGCTACAACGTGCTCACGGTCTCGGCAGAACCGTATATCGGTGTCGCCCGAGTCTTTGAGCTAGTCATTCAACCAAACTTGTTGGCAGGCGCAATCACCACAAGCTCCACGGCGGTAACTGCGGTTGCCGCTGGGGCGCTTGCGACCCCCGTCACGCTGACGCTTGTCAGCGTGACGGGGTTCTCCGTTGGAGATCGCGTCACCGTCGATGTAGATGACCGACAGGAAACCGCTACGATTCAGGCCGTTTCCGGTTCGACCATCACGCTGCTTCTGAGCAAGGCACATAGCGGGACGTACACGCTCACCGTCGAGCGCGGTGAAAGCATCGTCCGCGAGATCCTTCAACGCCTTCGAGCGATTGCCGACAAGCTGGGCACCGCTGCTATTCAGCAGGCGGGTATCGCCAAGGTGGATGAAATCGAGTTTTTCAAAGGAATCCAGGGCGTTCGATACGAGATGCAGCAACTTCAAACATACTGGCGCAACGAACTTTCTGGTGCCCTCGGCGTTGAGAATCTCCGCAGCGCGTCTTCAGGCAGCGCCATCGCGGTGTATTGATGACGACGTTCCGTGACTCCATTCTCCCCTCGGTCAACGCGATTCGCGCCATTCCAGGTCAATTCGGTTGGCGTCCGTACTCGTTGACGATCGAGGTCAGGACTTGGAGCGGCGCGGAGATTGGTGAAGGCACCGAGACGGTCACGTCGTATCCGATCACCGAACTGTACGGGCAGCCGCCTAAGACTCGTTGGCTCGACACCGAGCAGCTTGCAATCGCTGGCTACGAGAAGGCGACCATTGAGATCGGACCTATGACCCCCTCCTATCCCGGTGGAGGCATCTTAGCGTCCCTGATGGAGCCCGATACGCTTCCGAACAACACGGTCGTTCAGTACAAGCTCGTCGGACCCGCGTATCCGAACGGTATCTATTGTCGCTTGCTGACCTTCAACCACGATCACGCCGGTCATTACACCCTGCGCGTGCAGGCATCGGGTACGCCATGAGCGACAACAACTTCTTATTTCAGCGTTTCGGGGATGTTCAGTTCCCAACGGCTGCGGTGCAGAATGCACAGCTTTTCAGCATTCTGGACCCGGCGCGAGACAAGTTGCTTGCACTGTTCAAGGCTGCAATCAACCAAGAACTGGCGCACAGCACCACCAGCGTTGTCGCTGGAAGTCCATGGGCGGTTGTTCGCGCAAACACCATCCTGTCGAACGCCATGCCGGTGCAAGACGTATCGTATCTCCAGCCGACCGGCGACTTGTTGAAAGAATCGGGCTGGGGAATGCCCCTTCTTTGCGTCTATCGCACGTCCGCTATTCACGAAGAGTTTACGCTGCAACGTGAAGTGATTCGAACAACGTGGGGCGTAGACTACATTCTGCCGCCTCTGGCTGCGGATGAGCGACGAAAGCTCGCTGCGATGCTCGTCGGGGTTCGAAGCCTGTTTACGCTCGTCGTTCGAAAGCGATCGCATCCAGCTTATCAAAACGGCACGTTGCAGTTCGGTCAAGGCTACGGCGGCTTTGATACAATGAAGATTGTTTCGAGCAACGAAGGTCCGGCGCAGTTTTCGGATCAAGCAGGATCGAACTACTACTACGCAGTTCATCTCGACATAGAGACAACTGAACTCGACAACACGATTGAGGACTACACCGACTTTGAGGGTGTCGATTTGAGTGTGGGTGTCGGTGGGAGCGACGGTACTCTTCCCGATGCAGTGCAGGCACGCACAGATACAAATCCTGATCCGAACTACGGCAAGGTCAACACATGATCGAAGATGCGAACAAAGAACTGCTTCCCCAGCTTGTTTCTCGCTGGCAAGAAGCAGCGCCGGAAGTTGACGGATTGCCGCTCTCGCTTGCGTCCGTAGCGGTCACGCTGCGCGCGGTCGGATTGATGCACCAGGCGGCGCACTGGCAGACCAAGGGGCCGAACTTCTACGGCGATCACTTGCTGTTTGAGCGACTCTACGGCGCAGTCGGCGAGGAGATCGACGCCGTCAGTGAGAAAGCAATCGCCCTTGGCGATTCGATTCTTGTCTGTCCAATCAAGTCGAGCGAGCTTGCGCTGGAACTACTCGAAGCCTACGGTCGCGCGTGTGATGTCCCCGACGCCGACAAGCTTGTCAAGCTTTCGCTTGAAGCAGAACGAGGGCTTTTGCAAGTGATCAAAACCGCACTGCAAGACGACGTTACGGACGGCGTGGAAAATCTTCTTCAAGGAATTTCCGACAAGCATGAAGGACACGTCTACTTGCTACAGCAAAGGCTGAAGCAGCGATGATCAATCTCGGTCCTATGAAATCCGCGCACGAACGCTTCATGAAAGAAGCCGAACGTGCAATCAATGACGTCGCTGAAGCTGCCGCTAACATGGGCGCGCAGATTGCCAAAAGTAAACTTCAGACGCATGTCAGGACCGGCAAGATGATAAGCACAACGCGAGGTAGCGTTGTTCGTCGAGGCAAGAATCGCATCGTCAAACTAACGAACGATGCAAAGTACGCCCCTTACTTTGAGTTTGGCACCGTGCCGCATCCTATCGTTGCTCGTCGCGCGCGATACTTGCGATTTCCTGACGCAAGCGGAAACATCATCTTTCGAAAAAGAGTCTTTCACCCAGGAAACAAGGCATTCCTTGTCTTCGCCGCTGCTCACAATCGTTCTTCGGTATTCGCGGGGAACGCTCTCCGTATCCGAATGTCAGCACTCGCTCGCACTTTTTGAGAATACCTATGACCAACACTTTGAAATTCGTCGCTCGCGCAAATCTTCTGGTGCGTATCCCTAATTCTGTCCAGTTCATCGGCCAGCCCGCAAACTACGTCAATAGGTCGAAAAGCCTTTTGCCTGACGGCATGTGGGGGTACCCCGCAAACTCAACGCCGTATGAAGTGCCGGTCAAGAGCCCGGACGCTGAACGGCTAATTGTATTGACGCAGCGCGACGCAGCACTGTGGCCCTTTGACGAGGAAACCGCAGTCGCTTGTGATACCAAGTATGTCGCCGTCGAGTGCCTCGATGGCGAATGGGTGCCGGTAAAACCGGCCAAGCTCAAAAAAGTCGCCAACGAAGGCTGAAAGGTAATTACCGATGGCTCTCATTCCCATCACTGGAGTCCCGAGCACGTACCGCGTGCCGGGCGGCTACACCGAAATTCTGTTTGCTCAGGGTCCGAGCACTGCTGCCGCCGCTGCGCGCGACGTCATCTTCGTGATGCCGAAGCTCTTCGCTTCGGGTTCGTGGAGCGCGAACAAAGTCGTGCAAGTTCGCAACGAGCAAGAAGCGATTGTCGGAGCAGGCGCGGGTTCTCCGCTTCACCGTGCGATTCGCAAATTCTTGATGGCGAACAACACGGCAAAAATTTTTGCTCTACCTTATCTGCCGTCGTCGGGCATGGGCTCGGCATCAGCCGATTTGGAGATCACGTTCACCAATTCGGCGACCGGATCAGGTGTCGCGACTGCAACTATCGCAGGCGTTCCTTGCACCATCGCGATTAAGCAAGGGGATTCTCCCACGCAGATGGCAGCAAACATGATCGCTGTCATCAACGCGCAAACGTGGCTTCCCGTTACGGCATCGAACGCGATGGGTGTCATCACGCTCGTAGCGAAGATCGCGGGTGCTTCGCAGAACGCGCACATTCGCGTGCGTGTTGAAATCAGCGCTGGCATTACGACAACTTTTGCGACCGAAAATGCCAGCGACGTCGATTCTCTCGGCACAGGTACCGGCACCGCTGGCGTCGATGGCGCAACGACTGAGCAGGCGAACTTGACCACGGCGCTCGCGGCAATTGCGAGCAGCCGCTACTACTACATGGCCTTCTCTGTTGAAGATTCCAGCAAGCTTGGCGTAATTAAGTCCCACATCTCGACCAAGAGCCAGCCTATCCCTGGTCTTCGATCAGTCGGAATTGCAGCGTCGCCGCTGGCGCTTGCGGACGTGACTACGCTGTCAAACGGGCTCAACTACGAGCGCCTTCAACTCGTGTGGCAGAAGAACTCCGAAGCCACGCGCGAAGAACTTGCCGCGAACATGGCAGCCGTTCGCCAGAAGCGCGAGCAGTTGGACAGCGCGTACAACTTCGATGGGTACAACAACATCAACGGCGATTGGCTGATTCCGGCCTGCTTCCGTGATGCGGATCGCGCTAGCGGTGCGGATCAGAACGACGCAATCCTTGACGGGATTACCATTGTCGCGTCGAGGGATTCCGGCAGTTACGTCGTCATGAGTTGTTCGACTCGTTCGAAAGACTCGACGGGCAATTACGACGACTTCCGCGCTACTGAGACACACCGCATTTCCGTGTCAGATGAGTTCGTCGACACACTGCTTTTTCGTCATGCACTCAACTACGCGAACAAGAAGCTCGCTTCCGATGAGCTTCTGCCGGATGGCACCATCAACTACAACCAGCGGTTGTACCCAAACGTCATCACGCCGAGCAACTACGCGCCTTTCATCAAGGCGTTGCTTGACGAGTTCGCAGGCCAGCGGCTTCAAAAGGTCGCTGAATCCAAGACCGGACTTCGTGTTGTGCGTGACCCGAACAACGGCGGACGTCTCGAAGTTGGTGTCGATATCAACTCAATCGACCTTTTCCACCAGATGACAGCGCGCGTGGCTGAGATCAGCGCAGCCTGATAGGAGGCATCACAGATGGCAACGCTACAAGATCACGCAAGACTCGCAATCTTCGTCGACCAAAACACGACGATTGAAATCACCAGCATTCAGATGACCACGAACAGCGGGCAGAACCGCGTCGATCTTCTCAACGAAGGTCTCGCGGGCTTCACGCCGGGTTCTGGTGACGTCTCTCTTCAGATTGGTTTCGCCGTTCCAAAAGGCGGACAAGAATACCCCTGGCAGCAGAGGTGCGCGACGGGCGCTTATGTTGCGATGCAGGTCATCATCGGTGCACAGCAGTACGCAGGCGTAGGCAAGTTCCTCGACGTCAACATCAATCAAAGCGTCAACGCTTCGGTTGAAGGTACTGCGAACTGGCTTGGCGAATTGAAGCCGGTGCAGTAGCCTGTTTTCGCCCCTGCGAAGACAAGGACGGCCAGCGTCAAGGGCCGCAGGGTGCTTGCCCTGCGGCCTTTTTCATTGAGAATCCTATGGCATTTCCCCCGAACGATGTCCCGGCTACTGATCTGTTTCTCAAACTGAGCGCGCCCACGCGACCAAGTGAAGTCGTCGATTTCCCTCGACGCGATCCCTACACACGACTGCCTATCGGGCAGGTTCGAATGCAGGTGCTCAACTTGGCTGAGTACGACGAAGCGCGCATCAAGGCGCAGTATTGGATCATCGACAAGAAGCGCATTGATAAAACGCAGCTTGACGGACAAGCGATCAAAGAGGTTATTGGAGACCGCATCGCGAAGGAACTCATCTCGATGGCGTGCCTCTCGGTCGATCCGATCAAGGGCACTGAAGAGAAAGGCTATCCTCGGTACTTGAGGCATTTCCGCACGGCGGATGAAGTCGATGTTCTTCTTGCGGATGAGTTGGAAGCGCTTTGGATGACGCTTCAGATGCTTCAACGCAAGTACGGCCCCTATGAGGGGAATCTGGAGAATGCGGAACAGGCGACAGCTTGGATGAAGCGTCTAGTGGAGGGCGGCTCTGCGCTCCCTTTAGGTCAATTGGGCTGGCATCACTTGGTCGAATTAACCATGTTGTTGGCGGATCGGGCTTACACTCTTTCCGCGATTCTGGATACCCAGTCCTCGAACTTGCCCAGTACTTTGGCTGTGCCCCTCAACAGTTGGGCTATTGGCACATCCTCGTTTGGCAAGCTGCCTGCGAGTGCCATAGAGATTGGCTTGGTAAACGCTGATCTTGGGCTTTCGAGCGGGCAAGACGCCCAACAAGTCGAGCAATTGACAGAAGAAATCCTCGCTAGACAGCAAGCGGGTTTGGCACCTGTGTTGCCGGATCGACCGATTACAACCGCCGAAGCTGCTGATATGTTCAAGCAGCTTTTTAAGGATGGTGACTGATGGCAACGCTCCAATACGACTTTCGCGTCGTCGGTATCAACTCGGTCATGGCGGCTTTCCGTTCGCTCGAACGACGGGCGGCGGAACACAACCGCAAAGTGGACCAGATGTTCGGCGGGGGACGCGGCGGTAGTGGTGGAGCGCGCGGCGGTGGTGCAATGCGCGCGGGCGGTGCGGGTCAGCAAGCTGACGCGCACGTCCGCGAGTTCAATCGTGTGCGAGCAGTACGCGCAAAAAACGACGCCGCTGTATTACGTGAAGAA